ATGTTGGGACCTACGTCTACAACGGGGACATCCTAAAATCGGGCGGCAATCTCAAGTAAGGAGCAAATGAAATGGTTAAGAAAAACAAAGCGTATGCAATTAGGAAAATGCTCAAGCAGGGTATGTCTGTGCGGGAAATCCGAGCGCGGATGGCCGTCAGTGAGGCTTATGTCTACACAATCAAAAAGCTGATGAGGGCTGGGGTGACCGATGTAAAAGCACCCCCCTTGGAACTGACCGAGGAAATGAAGGAAATGGCATACGACCTTACGCAGGGTACGGGAAGACCAAAGCCCGGCGAGTTTATCGAAATAGGTACGAGCGTAGGCACAGTGCTCGATGAGCGCGGCGCGCGGTACGGCAACTTCATCGACCAAGCGCGCATCGCGCAGCAGCTAAAGAATGTGGCTCACACCTTCGCCATGCAGCAGGGTAAGACTTTCGACGTGGATCAGGCCGAGGCTATCGACATGATCTTATCCAAGCTGGCTCGTATCCTCAACGGTGACCCCCACTACGCTGATAACTGGATCGACATCGCAGGATACGCCAAGCTGGTGGCTGACCGTCTCGAAGGGAAAATCCAATGATGACCCCCGATGACGCACTGCGTCAGGCAAGTATGACGGCGCGAGAGTATGCGCGGGAAGGTGTGAAGGCTTTCGAGGACTACTTCGATATGTCGGCAGCAGATGACCCAAAAGCTGCGGCTACGTTTATAGCAGGATTTATGCAGGCGGCGTCTACTGACTTCACTGCATGGGCTATCCAACGTCAATTCGAAAGGGTAAACGGTAGCTTGGATAGCGGCTTCGAAGACCTAATCTCACTCATAGCCGAGCGTCTTCAATCAAGGGACTAATAATGCCAGCATGGTCGTACAGCAGTATCAAGACATTCGAGCAGTGCCCGAAGAAGTATTTTCACCTCAAGGTTGTGAAGGATGTCAAAGATAACCCGGGGCCGGAAGCGGTTTACGGTACTGAAGTACACCTAGCAGCAGAAGAGTTCATCAGGGATGGCAAGCCGGTCCCCGACAAGTATGGTTTCATCCTGCCTGTTGTGGAGCGGCTTGCCAAATTTCCCGGCGAGAAGCGTGTCGAGATGAAGTTGGGCCTACGCAAACAGGGCAACGAGTTCTCTCCCTGCAGCTTCTTTGACAAGGAAGTCTGGTATCGGGGCATCATCGACTTGCTGATCGTCAACGGCGAACGTGCGCACCTGCTTGACTACAAGACGGGCAAGAATGCCAAGTATGCCGACATGAAGCAGCTCGACCTTATGGCTGGGGCTGTGTTCGTCCATTACCCCGAGGTGCAGGAGATCAAGTCGGGCCTGCTATACGTCGTGTCAAACGAGTTCCCGAAGAAGACCCATGTGCGGGAGAAGCTCAACGAGTATCTATCCGTATTCGATGAGCAACTAGGGCGGCTTGACGATGCGATGGAGAATGGTGTGTTCAACCCCAAGTCTGGCCCTTTGTGTGGCTGGTGTCCTGTGGTAGAATGCGCGCATTGGAAGCCAAAAAGGAAGCGGTGATGCCGTACAAAGACCCTAAAGACCGTAAGTACACGGGTGCTCCCGCTGCGTACCAAGCGCAGCCAGAGCAGAAGAAGAACCGTGCAGCGCGCAACGCAGCCCGAGCCAAGATGATGAAGGCTGGCAAGGTCAAGAAGGGTGACGGCAAGGACGTGGCGCACAAGGTCGCCTTCGACAAGGGCGGCTCTAACAAACACGGGACCCGCATAGAGAGTGCGTCGGCCAACCGGTCCTTTGCTAGGGATAGCAAGCGCAACCTAGTGTCTGAGACGAGCAAGCGGGAGCGTAAAAAGCGTGGAGATCGTTGAGAACAGAGCATTGCTCTTCGAGACAGAAGACCCAAGACTAATTACCGACATCATCGAAAAGAGTGCGGTAGTTGCAAACGATAGGAGCAAATACAAAGTGTTAGTTAGATGGGGGCTAGAGGAAGCCCAAACCCTTGCGCGACTTGAGCACAAGGACACACCCTCACCGATCCTACGGGATTACAAATGGACAGGTAAGCTCACACCGTTCGAGCACCAGAAGACCACAGCGTCATTCCTATCACTGCGCAAGCGCGCGTTCTGCTTCAACGAGCAGGGTACGGGTAAGACGGCCAGTGTCATCTGGGCAGCCGACTACCTCATGAAGCAAGGGCTGGTGAAGCGAGTGCTGGTGCTGTGCCCCCTGTCGATCATGAAGTCGGCGTGGCAGCAAGACCTGTTCAAGTTCGCCATGCACCGCTCATGCGGCGTGGCACATGGTACGGCTACGCAGCGCGCTGCGGTCGTCAACAGCGGAGCCGAGTTCGTCGTCATCAATTTCGACGGTCTCTCGGTTATCAAAGACCAGATCACAAGCGGTGGCTTTGACCTGATCGTGGTGGATGAGGCTAACGCCTACAAGAACCCACAGACCAACCGCTGGAAGGTGCTCAATGAGTTGGTCAAGACGAATGATCCTCGGCTATGGATGCTTACTGGTACGCCAGCAGCCCAATCACCTCTGGATGCGTTCGGTCTCGCCAAGCTGGTGAACCCAGACAAGTCTCCAAAATACTACAGCTACTTCCGTGCTGACACCATGTATCAGCTGACGAAGTTCAAGTGGGTGCCCAAGCCAACCGCACCGGAGTATGTGCACAACGTCCTGCAACCGGCGATCCGGTTCGAGAAGAAGGACTGCCTCGACCTACCAGAGGTCACCTACATGGACCGCGAAGCGCCGCTCACCCCGCAGCAAGCAAAATATTATAAGCAGCTGGCCAGTGAGTTGCTTGTCGAAGCTGATGGGGAGGAGATCAGTGCGGTCAACGCAGCGGTCAAGATCAACAAGCTCCTGCAGATCAGCGGAGGTGCGGCCTATTCGGATACTGGAGAAGTCATAGAGTTCGATGTGTCCAACCGCCTCAACACGGTGCTGGAAGTCATTGAGGAGGCTAGCAACAAGGTGCTGGTCTTCGTGCCATTCACCCACACCATCGAGCTTCTACGTACCAAGCTAGAGAAAGAGGGCATCACCTGTGGTGTCATCAACGGCAAGGTGTCGGTCAATAAGCGCAGTGAGCTTGTCGATAAGTTCCAGACGGACAAAGACCCTCATGTGCTTATCATCCAGCCACAGGCAGCCAGCCATGGGCTTACACTTACGGCAGCAGATACAATCATATGGTATGCGCCGGTCCCATCGGTGGAGACCTACCTACAGGCGAACGCCCGTATCAACCGTCCCGGCCAGAAGAACGCCATGACCGTCGTGCACATCAAGGGGAGCGAGGTCGAGGGCAGGCTATACTCGTTGCTGCGCAGCAACATCAACAACCATGAGCGCATCATCGACCTGTACAGGGACCTGCTGAATACCCCTTGACACTGTATAATGTAAGCAATAAACCTACCAACCCAACCATAAGGAGCAAACTATGGAAGATGAAGTAATCCCAGCTGACAAGCTGGTGGCGGTCTACCGTCGCATACGTGCCGCGATAGACGAGAAAGAAACCGAGCATGCCAAAGAGATCGCAGTGCTCAAGGATAAGCTGGAGCTTGTTAGTGACAAACTCCTTAAGATTTGCAACGATCAGAACATGGACAGCCTTCGCACCCCCGAGGGTACGGTGACGCGCCGCATCAAGTCGCGCTACTGGACCACTGACTGGGAGCATATGTACAAGTTCATCAAGGAGCACGATGCGCCGTTCTTGCTAGAGCAGCGTATCCACAACGGGAATATGAAGCAGTTCCTTGAAGAAAACCCCAACCTGCACCCTGCTGGGTTACAGGCGGACCGCAAATACGCCATCACCGTGCGTAAACCGATGAACAAGTGAGAGAAATTATGAGCAACATCACCATTTTTGAAGAGAGCAGCAACCTTCCAACCGTGAAGCGCGAGTCGCGTCTTGCGGACAAGATCAGTTCGGGCGGCGGCTTGCGCCGTATCGCCACTAACACCAACGGTACGTTCAAGCGCATCGTGGGCGGTGAGCAGATCGGTCGTGCGGTGCCCCATGAGATCAACGTCATTGTCGTGGACATGCTGAAGGATGTGTCGCGCGAATATTATGCCTCTGAGTACGACCCTGAGGGTAAAGCTACGCTGCCTGACTGCTGGTCTGCCGATGGTCGCACTCCCGACCCCAAGGCTTCCAATAGGCAAGCAGCCAGTTGCGCGTCGTGCCCGATGAACGTCGATGGTTCAGGCAACAAGGGCCGTGGTAAGGCTTGCCGCTTCAAGCGCCGCATCGCTGTGCTGGCCGAGGGTGACCCGACCGGTGACGTGTATCAGATGAGCCTCGCAGCCAAGTCGCTGTTCGGTAAGGGCGTCGGTAACACGCATCCTTTCGAGAGCTACTGCAACTACCTTAAGGCTAACGGCGAAGCGCCGGACACTGTCGTGACCAAGGTTATGTACGATACCGAGGCAGACACGCTGACGCTGAAGTTCAAGGCCGTGCGTCACCTGACGCAGGAAGAAGCAGACCTCGTCGACAACGCCTTTGCTGACCCCGATACCCAGCGCTACATCAAGCTCACTGCTGCCGAAATGGACGGTGTGACGGCTAAGCCTGCCAAGGCTATCGAGGCACCTAAGCAGTCTGTGTTTGACGAGCCGGAAGAAGCAGAAGAGGAAGTCGCTGCACCTGCGAAGCGCGCGAAGAAGAGCGCGCCGGTTGAGGTCCCCGCCGAAGACACCGACCTTGCTACTCTCCTTGACGAATGGGACTAAGTCATGAGTTATGGATACAGCCTAAGGTTGGTCCGGCTTAATCGTGAGGCCGATCCTAGCAAACTTGGTGTGCAGCTCGGGCGTCTGTGCATAGAGCACGACATCCCTGTCACTGAGGTTGCTAGGCGGTTCAAGGTCACTCGGGTGACGGTGTACAACTGGTTCTGTGGGGATAGCTCCCCGAGGCCGAATGTTGCACCGCTACTCGAAGCCTACATCGCTGACCTCGCGGCTTAATGCTGTTTATATTAACGCATATACAGGGGGTTTCGCCCCTGATGACTGGTGCCCATGAAAGACATAGACCTCTTGAGCATTGTGCAGCCGCCTGATGGGTGGTTCGCAATAATAGGTATCAAGGGGGCCGGAG